CAGAGGGTGTCTATCGTAGTACAAATCTTCTGCCCGATTGGATGCAGGAAAAGTTAGCTGTGCTTACAATGATGAGCGCAGAACCACCGACTAAAATAGTGAAGGGTATAGGTAGACGCATAGACCATGATAGATATTGGGTGTTTTGTTAGTGTGACACTAACAAGGGGCTACGGCCCCCACCACAAATTGATGCCAGTTATTACGAGGAGGACAAAATGGCAGCGACCCCAGAAGCAAAAGTAAAAAAGAAAGTAGTGGCAATACTGAAAGAAGCAGGTGCCTACTACTTCTACCCAGTAACAGGTGGGTATGGGCGCAGCGGTGTGCCTGATATCATAGCTTGTTATAAAGGAATGTTTATAGGCATTGAGTGTAAGGCAGGCAACAACAAGCCGACACCATTACAAAACAAAAATTTAAAAGATATAGCTGACGCAGGTGGTGTGGCTAAAGTTATAAATGAAAATAATATTCATGAGGTAAAGGAGTTTTTATGATAAAAGATAACATACCACAAGAATTAACCCAGTTCTTAAACGAAATGGGCTTAGTAGAAGAACGTGAAGAGGTGCAGCGTGAGGAGCATGTTGCTTGGTTGCCTTCTTTCGATGGAGAGGAACCACCTTTTTAGGAGAGAACATGATTAAATATTTTACGTTTATGGTGCTAACTTATTTTGTCCAAGGCGAACAGGTAACACACAATATTTTGTTCCCGAGTTACGATGCCTGTAGTTACAACAAGGAAGCTATGTATGCTATCATGGAAAACCAATATGATTCGGTGTTGATACATTGCAAAGGTACAGAGGTCGCATCCAACAAACTTGTTAAACCAAGGGTTAGACCAAATGGGTGACGAAGCATTAAGTCCCGCACAAAAGTTTGAGTATCGTTTTTTAAAACAACAGGTAAATAGGTTAGAAGAAGAACGGTATAGGTACGATGCAAGGCCGAACATACAACAAGATTTGTTTTACGCACGAGAAGAATTAAAGTCGTTTGTTTCTAAACTTAGGACGAACGGAGTGAAGATATGAAAACATTAAAGGAGTATGAGGAATTAGAGATATGGTGTCGCACTGCACTAGCAATGGCACCTAAGTGGTCACCGTACAAAGTACTTTGGAGACTTGGTATTTGGTACGCAAAAAGAAAACAACGTGGAAGGTAATTTATGAAACGTTGGACTAAAGCAGAAAAAGAATGGCTAGGACACAAACGCAAGATGGCAGTGAACAAAGATAAAATATCACTTGCGCCTACGCCTTGGAACAATGGAGAACATGATGACCAAGAGAGAAGAAAGAGTGTGGACGTATCTACTAGCGAACCGCAATGCAAAACTACAAGACGTGGCAGACGCGTGTAATGTTAGTTTAGGATACGTCTGCAAACTAGTTGACCGAATAAGTTCGGAAAACTGGCGCGAAGAAATTCCTACACCACCACAAGTGTGGGATCGTGCAAAGGTGTTAGACACCGCCAAAGGCTATGTAACGAAGGACCGTGCATCAGACCACGGCGACATGGAAGCGAACTTTGTTCGCATAGCTACATTGTGGAACGCACACTTGGGGCTAATAGATTTTATCAAACCACACGATGTGCCTGTGCTTATGACGTTATTAAAAGTTGCAAGGATAGGATCAAACCCGAAGCATATGGATAATTGGGTAGATGCCTGTGGGTACATGGCTTGTGGTGGTGAGTTAGTAAACAAGCTCACGGAGGAAGACGATGACTGATGAATTAAAAGATATGCTTCTAGAGTATTTGAAAGACATGACAAATCGCGGTGATTATAAAGCAAAAATTTTATTGCGTTTGTTGAAAGATGAGTTTTGGGAGGAAGACTGATGGATCTTATCACGTTAGATTTTGAGACATATTATTCGCGTGAATACAGTCTTTCCAAAATGACAACCGAAGAATATGTGCGTGACCCACGCTTTGAAGTTATAGGTGTGGGTGTCAAAGTAAACAGCGCCGAAACCGAGTGGGCTAGTGGCACACACAAACAGATAGAAGACTATCTTCATGAGTTTAACTGGGCTGATAGTTTGGTGTTAGCACACAATACTATGTTTGACGGTGCGATATTGTCTTGGCGGTTTGACATACACCCAAAAGCGTTGGCTGATACAATGCACATGGCGAGAGCCTTGCATGGTGTGGAAACGTCTGCTGCACTTAAAGCAGTTGCATTGCGATATGATGTAGGCACAAAGGGCACTGAAGTTGTACGCGCCATGGGTAAGCAACGAAAAGACTTCTCTCCTGATGAGTTGTCAACGTATGGTGACTACTGTGTTAACGATGTCGGATTAACATACAAACTCTTTAACATCATGGCACGTAAATTCCCACGTAAGGAACTAAAGTTAATCGACCTTACGTTGCGCATGTTCACCGAACCAACACTAGAGTTGAATGATGAACTGCTGACTAACCATATTGAAAATGTTAAGAAGCGTAAAGCGCAGTTGATGGTTGACGCAAACATTCAAGACAAGAAAGACTTGATGTCCAACCAGAAGTTTGCTGACCTACTGACAGGTTTAGGTGTAGTGCCCCCAACAAAGATTAGTCCCACTACCGAGAAAGAAACCTACGCGTTTGCTAAAAGTGACGAAGAGTTTAAGGCATTGCTCGAACACGACAATGATAAGGTTCAAGCCTTAGTCTCTGCACGTCTGGGTACCAAAAGTACCTTAGAGGAAACACGTACTAAGAGGTTTATAGATATATCCTCGCGCGGTAATCTCCCTGTACCCGTTAGATACTACGCCGCACACACTGGTCGTTGGGGCGGTGATGACAAGATCAACCTGCAAAACCTACCGAGCAGAGGACCAAATGCCAAAGCATTAAAGAGTGCGATCATAGCACCCGAAGGTCACACAATTATAGAAGCTGACTCCGCACAGATAGAAGCGCGTGTCCTAGCATGGCTTGCGGAACAGGATGATCTTGTTAGTGCGTTCACTAACAAAGAAGATGTATATAAGAAGATGGCATCCACTATCTACGGCGTTGCAGTAGAAGACGTTACCAAGGATCAACGTTTTGTCGGTAAGACTACGATACTTGGCGCAGGATATGGTATGGGCGCATTAAAGTTTCAAGCGCAGCTAAAGTCTTTTGGGTTTGACATGGAGTTGGACGAAGCAAGACGTGTTATAAACATATACCGAGATGCTAATTGGAAGATAAGCCAACTATGGCGCAACTGTCAGAACATGCTGCGTTATATGGTACAAGGGGATAAGCTGCTAGTGGGTCGATCCGGAGTCTTGGACATAGATCCCACAGGTAAGGCTGTTATACTGCCTTCTGGGTTGTCCATGTTTTACCATGGCTTGTTTATGCAGCAAGAAGAAAAAGGTCCACAATATTACTATAAGGTACGCGCAGGGGAAAAGAAGATTTACGGCGGTAAGGTTGTAGAGAATGTTTGCCAAGGTATCGCGCGGTGTATTATAGGTGACCAGATGTTACGGATTGCCAAGAGATACAAAGTAGTGTTAACTGTACACGATTCAATCGTATGCTGTGTGCCCGATGCCGAAACCGCTGACGCTAAAGCGTACGTTGAAGAATCAATGCGATGGGTGCCTGAGTGGGCGGAAGGGTTACCAATCGACTGTGAAGCAGGCACCGCCAAATCATATGGAGAATGTGAGTGAACGCAGCCCCTTGGTCGTATAGTAAACTCAAAGGTTTTGAAACGTGCCCAAAACAGTTTTACCACGTGAACGTTTTGAAGGAACACCCCTTTGTAGAAACCGAAGCAATCCGTTACGGAAGCGCCTTTCACAAAGCAGCCGAAAATTATATTGGTAAGGGAGAACCAATAGACCCAAAGTTTATTTTTGCACAGAGAATGCTCGACAGTCTCAATGACAAGCGTGGTGTTAAGTTAACAGAGCGTAAGATGGGGCTGACTGAAAACCTAGAACCGTGTGGTTTCTTTGATAAAGACGTGTGGTTTCGTGGTATAGCGGATCTTATCATAGTGGACACACTTGGCGGCGCTGCGTGGGTGATTGATTACAAGACTGGTAAGTCGTCACGGTATGCAGACAAAGGACAGTTGGAGCTTATGGCGTTAACTGTGTTTGCGCACTTCCCCGATATAAATAAAATACGTGCAGGGTTGCTGTTTGTAGTAGCAAATGATCTTGTCAAGGACAAATATACTGTTTTTGATAAAGACAAATTATGGGAGAAATGGTTATCTAAACATGGTATAATGAAAGAAGCATTTAGAAATAATGTTTGGAACCCTAAACCTAGCGGATTATGTAGACGACATTGTCCTGTTACTGAGTGTCCGCATAACGGAGCAAATTGATGCCATACAAAAATAAACCACGCCCCTATAAAAAAGAATACTCGCAACAAAAGAAACGCGGTGAGCACGAGAACCGTATGGAGCGCCAGAAAGCTAGGCGCAAAATGGATAAAACTGGTAGAGATGCCAACAAGAACGGTAAGGCCGATAAACGAGAGGGCAAGGATATTGCTCACAAAAAACCACTAAGTAAAGGTGGGAAAAACAAAGACGGTGTAAAAGTACAAAGCCGCAAAAAGAATAGAGCAGCAGGTGGCGCACTAAGTAAAGGTAAAAAACGTTAGTGCCACACTAACACGGAGTGAACATGAAGATAGTAAATGATAAGGCGTTGCTGTTAAAGTTACGCAATCCCAAACGTATCACCGAAACGATACCGAGGAGTAAAGAAGTAAGCGCAACCGAAGTTGCTGTGAGCTGGGGAGTGGACGAGGTACACACTCTAAGAAGTCTTGGTGTAAAAGCTCCCTCTCCAATTACAAAACGATACAAGTGGTCAGGGCGGTTTAAACCTATGGATCACCAACGCACTACCGCCGAG